GGCGTATTCTTGATTAGTCAACACCACTCGTTGGGGGGATGCTGGACCGTAGGTAAGGGTGAATGTTGCGCCAGTCCCTGCCCCGGTGGTGGAGCCTTGGGCAACGGGGTTGGGCTGGGCAGCGAAGTAGGACCCGCCGAGGACCTCAGCAGTGCCGGAGGTATCGCCGGTGTAGACTTGATTAATCACCGACACATTAGTAATCACTCCGCCAGGGGCTGCGGCGACTAGTAACTGGGCTGGGGCGCCGATGGGTGGCGATCCAGCCGGGGTCGAGGCGAGAGTGATTATATCCCCGACATTATACCCCGCCCCACCCGCCGCCACCGCCGCGGATGTGACAGGGATGAATGTGTCGGTTTGGACATTGAACTTTACCGGCGGCCCTTGCCAGAAGCTGGACGCCCCGCCGGTGACTGCGGTGGTGATGGGAATACCCCCAGAGAACCCGGTCTGGGTGGCGGGGATGATCCAACACGCCCGAACACAATCGACGGGGTATTGATATTCATACGCATATGGCGGTGGGGGCTGGCCGGGTTGCCAGAGGGTGGTCTGGGCGGTGGGGTTTTCTGGTGTGCCGGGCGCGGAGGTGATGTAGACTAGATTCGCAGTTTTAAGCGAACACGACCACGGCGCCATGCGGAAGAGCTTGCGGCGGATGGAGGTGAGGACAAGGTTAGCCTGCAGGGCTTCATTGGTGGTATTCGCCGCCAGTTCCGCGGCCGTGACCAGTGTACGAGTGCCGCACACCATCAGCGCCCGATTGACGATATCCACCAATGTCGGCATGGATCACCTTTTCCCTTGGGTTCCACAGCAGCCGTGGTTCGTCCCCCCGCGCAGGCCTGGGCCGGGCATGGTGTTATTCTTTGGCCCTTGAGGTGGAGAGTAGGGCAAGGGCTTGGCCTCGGTGACCCCGCCCATGGACGCTCGTTTGCCGCCGGGCCGGGATTCAGGGCCGTATTCGGAGAGGATATGGCCTTTCATTACATTCTCCTGTCGATGTTGGGCAGTTCAGGTTGGTCGGGAGTGGAGGGGATAGCCCTGGGCTGAGCGGCGGGCGGGATGGGTTCCGCAGCCTCGGCAGGGCCGGGCATTCCATCCGCGTCGACGTTGCGGACGGGCCGGGGTGGGATCGGGGATTTGGCGTCGACTGGGGTATCAGTGGGGGTGGAGCCCCCAGGCACAGGCGGGGGAGTGACCGGCAGATTCTGCTCCGCGAGTTTGGTTTTGCGGATGTTTTCTTCGATCTCACGGAGTTCGGCCATGGCATCGCCGGAGAGGTGGACGAAACCGGGAGAGACTTTACTCACCCGCTCGACGATCTCGAGCAGAGCCAGCGTGCGGGCGGTGTCTTTGATGGGCATGGGTTAGTACTTTCCTTGCGAGCCGGATTTGTGGGATTGGGAGGTGTTCATCGGCGCTTCGAACCCCCGACCTTTGTAGAGCGGGACGGATTTGACCCGCGCCTCGAGGATGCCGATCTCCGCTGTGGCGGCGGTGGAGATGGAATGAGCGATCGGTTCGCGTTTGTGGGATTCGCTGACGTCTCGGGATGCGCGACCTTGTTTCATTTGGTAGCTCCTGATTTGGGGAGAAGTCTCCCATGATCCCAGCGATTGCCGGGTTGTTTAGACATCTCGCGGCGGACTCGTTCAATCCAGCCGCCGTCGAGGTGGCCTTCCTCAAGCAGGTGGCGATAGCGATCATCACAGCGTTCGGCTTCGCGGTGGATGTAAGGCGGCACGACCTGGCCCAGCTCGGTGTACATGTTCATCACGTCGTGGACATCGTGCATGTACATGATGAATCGCCGCATTTTCTCCGGTACCTCGGACTCGGCGTCTTTCATGTAGTTCACGACCTCGGTAAGCATCGAGCGCATGGCTTGCATGTCGCGGGCGATGCGGCCGAGGAAGGCTTCGATGTTGGATTCTGGTTTGATTTGCTCTTCACTCATGAAAGGTGCCTTAAAACAACTGCCAAGTAGTGCCGATGCACTTGACCTGAAACACTGCCGCGCCGCCGTTGACGTAGTTGGCATTGTATGTGGTCACCGACGCATCGCCTACCATCATTTTTGAGTAGTTTATCCCAGCAATACAGGAGGGCAGTTTACTCGCTGACGAGGTGCCGATAGTATTGCGAGGGAAGTCATCGTGGATCATAAGCCCAGTAACGCCGGTGCCGATGGTGTAGTCTGTTACTGTTCCTGTATAATCCACGAAATTGTTATAGTCCAGCGATGTATATCCCAAGGAAGCATTATTCGGGGCAGTGAATGCACTGGTAAACCCTACAATGCTATTATGGGCAATTTTACAATCTGATGTCATACCAACCAAAAGAACCGCGGTTTGGTTATTATTCCCAGCGATTCGATTGCCTGTGATGTTGCAGGTTTGCCCTTGAAGTTTGAGAACTTCCCTAGTGCCAGATCCACCAAACAATGGGTCAAAGAAAGCCCCGGAGATGTTAAGTGCAGCAAATTGTGCAGTCTCGATATCCACACAAATCTGAAAGCAATTGAATTGCCCGCCGGTGATGGTAAGTTGATCATAAGCAACTCCCGTACCAGTCCCGGTTTGGACATCGTAATTACACCCCGTAGCATTTACGTTTGTTAACGTAACCCCCTCAACATAATTCCCGTAATAAAAACCAACATTACACTGATTAACGATTGTGCCGAAGAAATTAACTACCTGTGTTTCGCAGATGTAATAGGTATTACACGAAATTCCCGGGGTATAGCCTTGCATGGAGTAGCAAGTTCCCCGCGCCGGGAAACTCCCCGCCGATGCTGGGTTGGCCTGGTTGCAAACTCCACCGTAGAAATTCGTGTTGGCGACGCCTTGGAGAGCGAATGCAGTTGTCCAATAATTGCTGTTGGCGGAGGAGCTGATGAAATCTGAGCCTTGAAAGTTAACCTCCTTTACAACATTCACTGGGCCGTAGCTGTCAGTGTACCCATCTGCTTGGGAGATGGAAATTCCCGTGTAGCTCCCCGCAGCGGTGGTTTGGACGGAGAAATCTTCTAGATCGAATGAATTACCAAAGTTGGTGAGGACCAACTGCGGACCATTGACGTTTTGGAAGACTAGGTTGGTACACTGCTCGCCACTTCCCCGCATGGTGAAGGAAGCCCCACCGGTAAGATAAGCAACCGGGGAGGCGCTGATGGTGTAGGTTCCACAGGGGATGAAAATCGCTGTCCCAGCCGCGGCTGCGGTGAAGGCCTTCTGAAACGCGACCCCATTAACTGCTGGGCTAGCGTTTGGATTCGCGCCATACACTGCGATGTTATATGTTACTCCAGCAGGAGGGCCGTTATTGGGCGGGATGATCGGCGGATTGACTGTCTGGGCGTGGAGGATGGTGGGTATCAGCAATCCCAGAATAGATAAAATCACTCCTTTCATTGATTCGACTCCGAGACTGTAAGGGGATTACTGGATCCCGAGGCACTGAAGGCTTGCCAGGCTTTTTGATTCTCGCCGGTGAAGGTGATTTGCCCTCCGCCGGGGTATATGTAATAACATCCTCCCAGCGCGGTTAGGCTCGGTGTGAGTGCAACATCCGTGCCGGGAGGGGTTGGTGCGGTATTGTTGGAGTTTTGTGCCAGACTCGGTGCGATATAAACTCCAATCGCGCCTGGGTTGTGAAAGGTAATAGAAACTCGCTGCGGATTGGCCTGGGCCACAACTTGAGGGGTTGTGGTGAGGTTGTTGTACGCGTAGGTCTTGCTACCACTGGTAGGCCCAACAGCAGAGGAAGCGCCGGCGTTGGTAGCAAGAATGGTCATGGTTTAGATCCTTCGCGGGGCGGGAGAGGTGAGCAGGGCCTGGATCGCCGCGGATTGGGTCGCCATCGCCGCGATTAGAGCATCAAGTCCCTGGACCTGAACGGTGCTGGGCTTGGCTTCATGCTCGGCCATTTGGGATTGGAATTTGTCTACAAGGGACTGGGAATAGCTGGTGTCCTGGCCCTCGGCTTTGAAGCGCCAATGTTCGGCGAAGCTGGCGGAGATGGATTTGGCCTCGTCGTCCAAAGGCAGCATGTCAGGCGTGGGATCGCCAAGGAATTCAATATCCTTGGGATCGCCCTTGCCGGGCAGGCAGACAATGACATCGCCATCACGCTGGTCGCCATGGCCCCAGGAGTGATTCCAATCGCTGGGCTCGCGGGGATCGAGCAGGCGGGGGACGATGAACTTCTTCCGGACCGGGCGACCAGAGGTCCGATCGGTTTCTTGGTATTCCCACTCGGTGGGATCGCGGGTGTTGAGGTAGTGGGCGTTGAGAAGTTTCCAGCGGGCCATGGTGGGGAGGTTCCTTAAAATTGGGAGTAGTAGATTAGTCCGGTGAGAGTAGTGGCCGAGGGAGTGACACAAAAGGCTTGGGAGACTCCACTGGACAGGACTGCGTAGTCGATGTGATCTGCGGAGGGGGAGGTGTTGAGTACCGAAAGTGGCGGAGTGAGAGTTTTGGCCCCGGTATCGCAGGGGTTGGTGGTGAGTGTGCCAGAGGTGAAGTAGAACGTAGCCGAGGTGGCAGAGGAGTTAGTCACATGCCATCCGCAGACATATACAGTCTGCCCCGACACCGCCGAGACCAGGGACGTTACCGCTGATACCCCGAAGAATATGGCGATTTTGTTGCAAAGAATCTGATTGGGCGGGCCGACCAGTCCCTGGGCCCATGCGAGGCTGGGCCAGAGCAGGACGAGAACTGCGAGGAGAAGCTTGCGCATGGGTGGGGGTTCCTTATTCCTCAGTCCAGGTGATTTGACCGTTGAGGGACGAGGTGGTGGATACGCCGCCAAAGTTCACGCAGATTTGCTGGGTGGAGCCTTTGGCGAGGGTGGGGGTTTGGACATTGTTCTCGATGTCGCGGGACCAGTCGAAGACGGTGACCGGGGTTGGAGTGCCCACAGAGGTAGCAACCACACCTAGGAGGTTGGAATCGAGATAGACCGGAGAGGTATCGACAATGGTCGGCACAGCGGTGTAGGAGATCAGCGTCGCTGTGGCGGCGGTGTTGAGGGCCAGCCCGGTGTCTCGTGAGGCGATTTGGGTGGTGACCCCAGGGTTGGCGGTGGTGGTG